TAGATGTTGGCTTCCAACAACAAGTAGCAGCTTTAAACCCTGTAAAAACAGCAGCAGGCATAAAAGAGCAAACTAATTTGGCTATTCGCGGTATACAGTTAGACATTCAACTAAGAAAAAGCAATGAAAGTTTAATTAATTCTATCGACTTGTTAAGAGTACAGATGGAAGTTACGACCGCAAAAGAAGCACTTGATGCTGCAAAACTAGAAGCTGGCCCTGGTGCAGCAGCTCTGCGTACTGAAAAAGAACAAAACCTTTTAGCAGCAGAAAATAAACTAGCAGCTTTAAGATCTGGCAAAATAGCTGATCTAAAAAAATATGCTGCAACTGATCCAGGTATTATTCAGTCGGCTATGCGCAGAGAGAGCGGAGAAGTGCTAAACAGAGAACAAAATAATAAGATACGAATAGAAGAACTAAAACGTGATATAGCACTAAGCGATCTTGTTTTCGATAATAGAAAACAATCATTAGAGTTTGCCAAACAAGAAGCACAGCTTAAATTAGAAGAGGAAAAACGTGGACCGGGATTCCTTGGTGGAGAACCAGCAGCAGTAGCTGCTGTAAAAGCTGCAGAAGAAAAATTAGTAAAATTTTTAGAGCCAATAAATAAAGCTTTAGATCTTCTACCTATACAGCGAGAAGAAGCTGTAGCAAATATAGCTCTAAAATTAGGCAAGGACCAAGCAGTTAAAGATGAAGTCGCAGCAACTCTAGCACAACGTAAAGAACGTCAAACAACGCTTTCAGGCTCTAGAGGTGTTGTTGCAGTTGGAAGTGCTGAGTATAACTCAATGTTGGCTCAAGCTTCTGTATTTGATGCTGAACGTGTACGTGCTGAAGAAGAAAAAATGATGTTTGCTAAAGCCGGTTATGATACTGGTGTTGCTAGCATTAATTCGGCAAAAGAAGAGCTTAGCCTTTTAGCTTCACGAGGTGCGATAACAGAGCAGCAAGCAGCCCAACAACTTCAAACACTAACTAATCAACAAGCACAATTAGACTTAGTTCAAAAATTAAAAGAAATTGAAAAGACCCGATTCTTAGCACAATTAGAGTATTCTAAAAAGGTTTTAGAGGGTGCTGACGAACAATCTACTGAAATGAAATTACAGTATAATATGATTCAGTCTAGAGCTGCATTAGACAATGAGGCCGCTCAAAGAGATTTTCAAGCAAAATTAAAAACAGCCGATATTACTGCAAGCTTAGCCGATAAACAAACACAGTATGAAAATGTATTTAGACAAAGCTTTGATAACATGGCAGATGCTATGGTCGAGTTTGCAAAAACAGGAAAACTTAGTTTTAGTAGCCTTATTAGTACAATGGTTGAAGGTATACTACGTTTAGAACTTCAAATGCAATCAAAGGCACTATATTCATTATTTAGGCCTGCAATTGCAGGATTGTTTGCACCAGCACCAGGTAGTTTAGATTACGGACCTGTTGGACCCTCCAATGCTAAGGGCGGAGTGTATGACACTGGATTAAAAACTTTTGCCAAAGGCGGAATGTTTACTAATTCTATTGTAAGTCAACCTACTTTGTTTAAATTCGGAAAAGGCACTGGTTTAATGGGTGAAGCAGGGCCAGAAGCTATTATGCCACTAAAGCGTGATAGTAACGGAAATCTTGGAGTACGTGCAGGCGGTAACGGCGGAAGCGTAGATGTAGTTGTTAACAACTATGGAAGCGAAAAAGCTACTACTAAGGAAACTACGGACAGTCGAGGAAATCGTAAGATTGAGGTTGTTATTGGAGATATGGTTGCCGGAGAAATGTCTAGGTCAGGCAGCTCTTTACAACAAACATTCTCTAATACTTTTGGTACTAGACCATCCGTACCTAGGAGATAAATATGGCATATACATACATTTGGCCCACAACGGGGAACTTTCCACAAGTTCCCCAAAAGGGATTCACTGAGTCCATCGGAGTGAATATAATTCGCTCTAGTATGGACTCAGGTCCTGCAAAACAACGTAGACGTAGTGCCAAACCTAACTCTATGCAGCTTAGTTTTATACTCACAACTGCTAATGTAACAGAACTTGAGCGTTGGATTAAAAATGATATAAAAGGTGTTGCACGTTTTGGTTTTCCACATCCAAGATTAAATACAACTGTAGAGGCTCGTATTGTTCCAAGCGGCGAAGGGCAGTTATTTGAATTAAAATATCTAGCCCCAGGCTACTGGGAAACAAGTCTTAACTTTGAAGTATTGCCATGAGTAGATTAAGTAGTTTATCCGCAGCAGCTGTTAAAGCTATGTTTTCTTCGGAAACAGAAGAAAGCATAATAATGCTTTTAACAATATATGATCCTGCTACTAATTTACCCGTAATTAGGCTGGCAGACAATTACACTAAAAGAATATCCGAAACTGCTGACGAGGTACTGTATGGTGTAACAAGTCGTACAAACGACTTTGTATTTTTACCTATGCAAGTATCCCTACCAACGGAACAAGATACAGGTTCACCTAGTTGTTCTATAATCTTAAACTATGTGACGCCCGAAGCAGTAGAGATAGTAAGAACACAACTAACAAAGCCAACAAAATTATTGATAGAAATAGTTTTAGCGAGTTCTCCTAATACAGTAGAAGCAAGCTTTCCTGGGTTTTACATAACTAGCGCCACTTACAATTCAGAATCTATTAGTTTTGACGTAAGCATGATTAGTTATGCTGTAGAACCGTTTCCTGCGTTTAATTTTACGCCTAGCTATTTTCCAGGATTATTTTAATGACATTAAGCAAATATATTGGATTACCTTATAAGGATAATGGCAGAGATACTAACGGTATTGATTGCTGGGGATTAGCTCGTCTGTACTACTTGCAAGAATTCAATATTGAGCTGCCAAGTTATTCCACAGAATATAATGGCGAAACTAGCGAAAACATAAAAGAATTAGTAAATCAACACAAAGAGTCTTGGACTTTAGTAGATAAGCCTGAAGTCGGAGACTTAATTGTTTTTAATATTTTTGGTGAACCAACACACATCGGCATATATGTCGGTGATGATAAATTTTTACATTCCCGCGATGGCAGAGACAGTGTAGTAGAATCACTGTCTAGCCACCAATGGAATAAGCGTATTAGTGGATATTATAAATATTCACAGCAGGCTATGGTAGCAAGTACTACTATGCCTCATCCATTACAAACTATAGTTCATCGCGACTGGACAGTTGCAGGAACTACAGTTCAACAATTTGCTGAGTTTATTAAAAACAAGTACAAAGTCAGCGAAAAGTTATTTTCAAAAATCGTTATTTTAATTGATGGAATACCAGTTGCACAAAAAGACTGGGAAACCACAGTTGTCAAACAAGGACAAACATTAGCCTATCGAGCAGTACCTGGTAAAGACGCGGCTCGTATGTTACTAATGGTAGTAGTAGCCGTTATAGCCTTTCAATATATAGGCCCTTATGCCGCAGGACTAGCAGAAGGCCAAGCAATTACTGCTGCTGGTGTAACCTTTGGGCAAAAAGTAGCTTTTACAGCAGCCGTTGCAGCTACTAATATGGCGGGCATGGCATTGGCTAATGCTATATTTCCTATTAGGCCTAATATGCAGGCTGATCCAGGTTCTGCTAATCAACTAAATTTATTCAATGGTAGTAGCAATCAGGCCAACCGTTTTGGCGCAATACCCGTGGTGCTTGGAAAAGTGCGAATGGCGGGTATGTTGGGTGCAACTCCTTATGTAGAATCATTAACAGACACAAGTATTTTAAATTTACTTATTGTTTGGGGTTTTGGTCCCCTTGAAGTAAGTGATATACAAATTGGCAATAGCCCAATAACAGACTACTATACTGGTTTTGCACAAGAATTACCAATGCCAGTTACGTTATACGGATATTCAACGGATAATCCCACAGCTTTTAACAAGTTATATGGGCAAGACGTAGAGCAAGAAATTAAGCAAGTAGAACTAGTAAATGATGTAGTTACTGGAAATAATCCTTGGGCAACGTCATCACTAATACAACAAGTAACAGGGCTTGATATAGCACTTACCTTTCCAGAAGGTATGCGTCAGATTATTACAAAAGACAAAGATGCTGGAAAAGTAAATGAAGCCACAGCAGTTGTAGAGATACAGTATAAAACCTCTACTAGTGACTGGACAAACTTGCCAAATTACGCACTAGGCACTGCATCTGCAACATCTACTTCAGCATTTACCACTACACTACCTGCCGCTACTTATACTACTACTAGTATCTTAAATGGTGATAATGGTTATAGCGGTTCAATAGTTAACCTATATCGTTGGTACACTTTAGCACTTAGTCCTGGTGGACAAGTGCATTTATTTGCTGGTGCTGCTACAAACAGTCAGCTAGCTGAACCAAGCACTGCTTTAATAGATGATTATAGGGCAAATAGTTATAGTTCTTTGCTAGGGTTTAACGATACGTATACAAGATTACCAACCGTACCGTCTAGTTTTGTGAAACTGTACAATGTTTGTGTATATGGTAATACAGGATATGTAACTCATACAGATTTACGAGGCGATACAACAAATTACACTGGTTTTGGGTTTACCTATACTAATGTAACAGATACTTACTTAGATTCTAATACTACTAGTTATAGTACTGGCTCTGTAGTAGTTAATATTGCAACGGGCTACTATACAGACACTCAATCGGATTTAGTAACAGGTGTAGAGAATGAAATATTCAAAACCACAGGTATGCCAGGTACACAAGCCGCAGGCATTTGGGGTGGTTGGACACAGTTCTTAAAAACTTATGGAGTGTGGAATACCGCTGGTACTACTAATTTTGATCAATCTACATCAGTTACTTTTACAAAAAGTGGGTACTATAAAGTAGAAGCTGCTGCTGATGACAGTGGCGAAGTTTATATTGGCGGAGAAAAAGTAGTTTCTATCCCAAAACCTGGCTATAACGATACTGTAAATAATACAGTTTATATTGAAGCAGGAACTAAAACTGTAAAAATAATTGCTACTAATACTGGCGGCAACGCTGGTGTAGCTTGTCGCATTACTTTTAACAGTGACGGATTTTTAAACGCAGCTTCCGGTGCTAACACTATTTTGACATTTGGAACAAATGGTTTTTATAGTAAGCGCAAAGACGCTTTTAACTTTGTTTACAAAATCAAAAATTTACCTTTAGACGTTTATCAAATACGAGTACGTCGAGTAAACAGTGACGACACAGAGCCAACAGATAATGTTCATAACTATCACAAAGTAGTATTGTTTAGCGTTACTGGATATAATAATACTATACCTGCAACTAATCCACCAGGCTGTAATTTAGCAAAAACTGCTATTCGTGTTCAAAGCTCTAACAAAGCAAATGGTAATATTGAAGGTGTAAATGCTCTTTTACAAACAATTTGCTATGACTGGGATGGGGCACACTGGACTAAAAGAGCTACAAATAATCCAGCAAGTTTATTTTTATACGTATTAACTCACCCAGCTAATGCATATCGAGTAGAAATCGCAAATGCTGTTAGTTCAATTAATCTTGCTCAATTTCAACACTGGCATGGTTTTTGTGTAAGTAAAAAGCTAAGTTATAATTCTGTGCTAACTAGTACTCAGAGCGTAATGGAAGTATTACGAGATATTGCAGCAGCAGGTAAAGCTAGCCCTAGTTTTATTGATGGTAAATGGTCTGTGGTAATTGATGAACCTCGTAGTTATCCAGTACAGCATTTTACTCCACATAATAGTTGGGGGTTTGAGTCTACTAAGATTTTACCTAAAATACCAGATGGTTTCCGTATAACCTATCCAGATGCAGATAAAGCTTATCAGCCAAACGAAATAATTGTTTACAACAACGGTAAAAACTCAACTAATGCTGCAATTTTTGAAGAGTTACGTTTATCAGGAGTTACTAACAAAGCTCAAGCAGAATATTTTGCTAAATGGCATTTTGCACAGCTTTTAATGCGACCTGAAACATACACCTTTAATACTGATTTTGAGTATTTGGTATGTAATCGTGGTGACTGGGTTAAAGTTGCACATGATGTACCGATGTGGGGCACGGGTACTGGCCGTATTGTTGAAATATCTAATGGTGGTCTGAAATTAAAACTTTCAGAAAGTATTAAGTTGACAGCAGGTACTCCTTATGTAATACGTATACGTACTAATGCCAACTCTAGTAACTCTAAATTAAAAAATCTTGTCCCAATAACTACAACAGGCTACTATGATACAATAGATTTGTCTAACTCAGTATCCGCTGATGGAGTACTTGCAGATAACTTATTTATGCTTGGAGAAGTTAACAAAGAGACTCAAGATCTAGTTGTTATTTCCATAGAGCCAACTGGCAACACTTCAGCTAGACTAACACTGGTAGATTATTCTCCA